CATAGAGACAACAGTACACGGTCCCAGGCAGCAGGGAGGCAGGTGGATGTACCTTCTGGAATTTGTTACCCGGCGGGGCGACCCTGTGACCCTATGGAAGGTTGGGGACTGGGAGGCGGAGAAGGAAAACGTGCTGATTATGCAGGCGTTGTCTGCAGCGTTGGACCGACTGCGGCTGCCTTGTGTGATTAATGCCCATGCGGGCAGCAGCCAGATACGGAGCACCATTGAAAACGGATGGCTGGAGGAGTGGCAGGAGCGGGGCTGGAAGACGGCAAAAGGGCAGGATATAAAGCACAAGGATTTATGGCAGGAGATTGTGCTGAAAATGGCTCCGCATTTGGTCTTTATGCGGGCTGGCGGGCACTCATACCAGCTCTGGATGCAGGAGAAACTGAAAAAAATGGTTGAAACACCTCAAGAAACCCGTTGATGATGACGACCATGCAATATATATCACGGAATACACAGCGGGGCAGACTGCCCCGCAAGGAGGGATCGGAATGTTGTTTGAAAAATTCGGAGAATTTGACTCTGCGGAAGAATTGAACCGTGCCGCCGCCGCACAACTGGCGGAAGGAGATATCGATGCAATCTATGGCATCGCAGAAGAAAACGGAATTGACCGGGAGGATGCAGAGGACTACATAGACGGCGCAGCGCCGGAGCTGTGCACACCCATCATGGCAGCGCTTGGAAAATTAAAGGTAGAAGCAGCAGAGCTGGAGCCGCAGGAGATCATGGAGGACTGGCTGACCTATATCCGTATCCAGTGCGCGGAGCACCCGGAGACGGCGGAAGCAGTGCGAAAGAAAGAGAAGAGCCTGCGGGGGTGCATTGCGAAGCTGCTTGTATGGAGTTTTAAAAATGCAAAAGATGTGGATGAGAAGATCGTAAAGGCAGCAGGTATCAAGCAGGGCTATCCGGTCAAGCTGGGCATCCCCGGGATGGCGCGGGCGCGCCGCATCATCACGGAATACTACACGGGGGCGGGAAAATGATCGCATACAAGGGATTTGCGCCGGATTTTACCGCAAGCTTCGGGAGCGGCAAAAAGCAGTACCATGTGGGAGACGTGTTGGAGGAGGATAGCTCAAAGACGGCGCGGACAGGGATGCACTGCGCAGAGTATGTCCTGGACTGCCTGAGATGGTATCCGCTGGGAAACGGGAACCGGTACTGTCAGGTAGAAGCCAGAGGGAGCATCGATGAGGACGGATCCGTCCAGATTGCCTGTACAAAAATGCACATCGTCCGGGAACTGAATACAAAACAGATCGCATCGGCGGCATGTATGTATATGGTGAGCTTCCCGGAGCGAGACTGGAAGCGTAAGGGGAGGCTGCTGGACGTGGCGGAGGATGCTGCCAGAGGGCAGGGGGCCGGCGCGATCGCCATTGCCCGTGGGAAGGACCCGAAGGTAAAGGGGGCGGCGGGGAGTGTGCTGGCGCTGCTGAAAGAACCTAAAAAGGGGCAGTTTGAGGCGGCGAAAGTATTCGAGGTCGGCGGGGACATCCTGCCGGATGTGTGGTACACGATCAAAAACGGAAAGGTGGTAAAAAGCGAATGAAAAGACGGCTGGTATTGCGGGAAACGCCGATAAAGACCAAAAAGAAAGGGAAAGTGGTTACCGTGCAGAACGTGGAGAACATCCTGATCCTGAACATGTACCGGGATAAGGACCTGCCCTGCCGATACTGTATGAACACGGACACCGGAGAATATGAGACATGGGACGCAAAGACCGGGGAGTGGTCAGTGATGAAAGCCCACCGGGCAGCAGGCGGGCTGGACTGGTACGACAACGGACGATCCGTTGAGAAAACTTTAAAGTACGACCCGCCGGAATCCCGCGCCCTGATTAAAAAGGCACTGGACGGGAAAACATGGAGGAACTGGACAGAGGGGCTTGTGCTAATCGACGATGTGGAAACAGACTACGGCAGGGATCAGAGGGAAAAGAAAGAGGAGCGACGCTTGGAGAGGGAACGCAGGCTACAGGAACGCGCCCCGAAGCCCCCGGAAGACTTCCGGGACTGGGCGTTAAAGGCAGCAGGCGGTGGGAAGCATTATCTTTTTTGGAACAAGGGGAAAAAACAATATGCCTGTACCGCCTGCGGGGGCAGGTCTGATGCCAAAAACGTGCCGGGAAAACACAATGACATGTCGGTGTGCCCTTCCTGCGGCGTGCAGGCGCAGGTCAAACGGCGGACAGGAAAGATCATGGAGCGCGGGAAGGTGTGCCTGATGCAGGATATGGGTGCAGACATGTCGGTGTGCAGGCATTTTGACATCAGGATGGAGTGGACAGCGGACGGGGAGCACGTCCACCTGTCGGAGGGCGTGCGGGTCATGCCGCTGCGAGGGCATAAAAAATACATATGCCAGATCCGGTATAACTGCTGGGGCAGGGATGATAAGGGCGTGTGCTTTGACAAAAGCAACCCAGCAAATCGTCGGATGGGGAAGTGTTACCTGTATCCACAGGGCATTCGAGAATGTCTTGTGGATACGGAATATGAGGACTGGACGGGAATCATGGAGTGGATGGCTGCCGCAGGGATCTGCGCGGACTATAACCGGATGATGGCATGCGCCGACAGACGGATGCACAGCGTGGTGGAGTATCTGGCAAAAGGCAGGTTTTACAGGCTGCTGGAAGAAACCACCGAGTGGATCAGCCTGTTTTTCTGTTCCTACAGCGGGACACTGGACCTGGACGGGAAGACGGCGGAAGAGGTGCTGAGACTGGAGGACCGCCAGAAGATCAACCGCCTGCGGGATGCGGATGGCGGGGAAGCGATGCTGGAGTGGCTGCGCTGGTCAGAAGAGACAAAAGAGAAACTGCCGCAGGAAGCACTGGAATGGGTGCTGCAGGAAAAGGTATCGCCGGGGCAGATCCCCGGAGGAATGTCGCTGCTGAAATTTAAAAATTACATCATAAGGCAGCAGGCGGAATCCTACCCGGGAAAATCGATAAGAAGCGTTATTGAACAGCATCGGGACTATCTGAGTATGTGTCGGAGATTGGGGAAAGACCTATCTGATGAGATGGTAAGCCGGCCGCGCCAGTTAAAGCGCCGTCACGATGAGGCTGTGGAGGAGATCAGGCAGCAGGAGATTCTGGATAATATCGCACAGAACCGGGAAGCGTGGGAGAAAAAAGCGCAAGAGATGGCGGGCAAATACCCCGGCGCGGAAGATAATCTGGCAGCAGTCCGCAAGATCTACGAATACACCGGAGAAGAGTACATGGTGCTCGTCCCCCGCAGGCTGGTGGACATCGCGGTGGAAGGAAATGCGCTGCATCATTGCGCAGGCTCTTCGGACCGGTATTTTGAGCGGATCCGGAATCGGGAAACTTACGTGTTCTTCCTCCGGAAAACGTCCGCGCCGGACGTGCCGTATTACACGCTGGAGGTGGAGCCGGGCGGCACCATCCGACAGCACAGAACCTATCTGGATGAGGAGACGGGGATCGAGAATGTGCGGGGTTTTTTGCGGGAGTGGCAGAAGGTTGTCAAAAAGCGCCTGACGGCATCCGAACGGGAGCTGGCAAAGATCAGCGCTGTAAAGCGGGAAGAAAACCTTCAGGAGCTGAGGGAAAAGAACAATACAAGAGTCCTGCAGGGGCTTATGGAAGATTTTATGGAGGCAGTGTGAAGTGGGAGAATTGATTGAATACGGGAAAAAGGCTCTGGAATATGGGAATTATGCGGATTTTAAGCAGACGATGGATACCGTGGTGGAGGAAGTCGAGGAAGGGTTTGTAAAGATCGGCTATCTTTTAAAGGTAGCGCGGGACACGGCGGTGCTGCAGGAATCCGGATATGCAACGGTCAATGAGTTTGCAGAGAAGGAGTATGGGCTGGACAAGTCGGCAGTATCAAGGTTTATCGCGATCAACGACCGGTTCGCAGAAGGCGGGTACGCACCGCGTCTGCAGGAACAGTACAGAGGCATGGGACGGGCAAAGCTGTCTATCATGCTGATGCTCCCGGAGTGGATCAACGAGGAGATCAGCTCGGACTACAGCAAATCTGATATTCAGGCGATCCGCGCAGAGGTGGCGGAAGAGGAAAAGACCACGGATCTTGAGATTTTAATGGAGGAGCGGGAAGATATCTATGACCGTCTTGAGAATGACCTCCAGCGGGTGCTGTGGAAGCTGGGGCAGGACATCCCGGAGCTGTACTGCAAGCTCTGGAAGGAATATATGCGGGCGGATAATGTTGAGCAGCTGGCAAAAGAGGTCATGGAGATCATGGCGCCGGCAGGGGAAGGGATGCACAGCGCACGGATCTCCGGTATCGGGCGGCTGATGCTGTCGCTCAAAGGAGCAGACAGGGATCTGGTGCTGATCAATGTGCGCAGCGGCGAGAAGCAGAGATATGGATGGGACGACATGGAGGCAGCGTTTGACTTGCTGATGGGCAGCGATAGCGCCGAAGAGAGCTGGGAAACCGTGTATGGCGCAGAAATGCCGGGAGTTGCACCGGTGCAACCGGAAAGCAGGAAAACGTCCCGCGTCAGTCCAGCGGTCATGGAAGAAATTGAAACGGAACCAGAAGAAATTGAAACGGAATCCGAAGAAATTGAAACGGAAGTACCGGAAGAAATCGGGCCGGAGCGCCTGCCACGAGGGGAGCAGAAGCGGAACTCCGAAACCTGGAAAGAACCGGAGAAAAAGGAACCCCGCCACATAGAGCTGCCGCCGGAGGACGCGGTCTATACCTATCCGATGGGAACGAACATGATGACAGACATCCGGAAAGGGCAGCGTTTTTTGATCCTACGCACTCATGACCCGTACCGGGTCGGAAATACAGTGCGACTGCAGCATCAGAAGGATGGGGAGCAGACCGGCGCAGAGATAGATATCAGGATAACGCACCTGATAAACGACCACGGTGGGCTGGTGCCAGGATATGTGGCGCTGCAGTTTGAGATCCTTCCCGCGCCGCCGGAAGAGATACCGGGACAGATGAGCATCGACCAGATGGGAAAAGAAACAGAAGAGGACAGAAAGGATGAAGAAAAGAGTGAAAAAGAAGCTGACGCGGCATCTGGAATTTACGGCGAAAGTCCGGAAAGCGATACATAAGCGTGATAATGAAACCTGCGTCTTCTGTGCGGCAGGATATGAGCCGCCGGAAGATCCGGCATACTGCTGGACGGCGCTGCAGATCATGCACATCGTCCCGCGTTCTCAGCTGGGGATGGGAGTGGAGCAGAATGGGGTGCTTGGGTGCGTCTGGCACCATCAGATGCTCGACAACGGGAATCTTGATAACCGGAAGGAAATGATAAGGATGCTTGAAAATCGGATGCGGCGGATGTATCCCGGATGGACGCGGGAAAAGGTCACATATCGGAAAGACAGCGTAAATGAAAAAAAGCATTTGTCCGCAGATTGGGGTGATGCCGGGAAAGAGATTGAAAAAGTACAGCCAGGCAGCAGGACGACACCGCCGGAAGGATTTGTGTATTGGGAAACAAAGGAGGAAGCACAGGATGTTACCAGTAAAAAAAATGAAACCGGGAGATAAGATTATGATTCGAGAAGCATGGGCACAGAAGGATGAAAACCAAAAGACTGCGCCGCAACGCCGGGCAACAGTGATCAAACAATACCCGCACCATGTTCTCGTCGAGAACGCGAAGGGAACCAGATGTTGCATCACAAATGCGGAGATTTATGGGACGGAGAAGAGAAAAGGAGTACAGGAGGCAGCAGGGATGCGCGATAGCAGCGGGAAAGAAGTGGACGTAAAAGAAAGTAAGCGGCGCTTCCCTGCACTGGAATTTGGAAAGGAGCGGAGGAGATGAGGGGGACAGCATGTGCATATAAGATCTATAAGAGAGGGCGGTATATGGGAATATATCGGGCATCAGAAATTGAAACGCTCACAGGGCTGCCGAAAGCAAGGGTGAACCGCTATGCGCGGGAACGGATGAAATGGCAGGGAATGTACCGGATCGTGCTGGCAGGGGAGGCGAAACGCACATGAATATGAGAGATGAGGTGGTCGTGATTCTGGCAGCAATCGTGACAGGAGCTTTGTTTTGGGCTTTATGCGGCAAAGCGGCGTGGTTTATCGGACACGATGATGGACAGGTGTATGAGAGGTACATGGAATCAATGATGGAAAACGGGATGTGCCCGGATATCTACGGGTATGGATGGGGGCGATAATGAAAACATGGAAAGTGATACTGATTGTCACAGTTATGATGATATTGTATTTTATGCTTCTGTTCTGGTCAATCGCGAACTATGGGCTGGACGGCGGTGGGAACATGATGTTTATGAGATAGGAGATCTTGGAAAAAGATGGAACAAAAGAAAATGAGCAAGGCATATGCTGTAGATTTCGACGGGACGCTGTGTGAAAACAGGTGGCCGGAAATCGGGGAACCGAATCAGGAGCTGATCGGTTATCTGGTCGGACGCAGGCAGCAGGGAGATAAAGTAATCCTGTGGACCTGCCGGAGCGGGGAGCCGCTTCAGAAGGCAGTAGAGTGGTGTCAGGGACATGGTTTGAAATTTGACGCCGTGAATGAAAATCTTCCGGAAAGAATTGAATTTTTCGGAGGGGACTGCCGGAAGGTGGGAGCAGATGTCTATATAGATGATAGAGCGTGGAATCCGATAACAGGTGGAGATATATCAAACATGGCAGCAGGCGAACGAGGAACCTGTGAAGGATTGGAGACAACGGAGGAACTTGCAGGGTGGAAGAAACAAATGATGAGGACATTTATGGGAGGCGGAAGCTTATGAAAAAGATAAGAGCAATAGCGGTTGCGATGGCAATGTCAGTATTTTTAAGTGGGTGCTACGATTATGGAAGGGACATTACCATAATTTGTCCGGTAATAAATTATATGGCTGTGGACGGTGGAGCGATTGTTATATACGAGATGGACGGGGAACGCAGGGAGAAAAAATTTTTAGAAAAAGATGTTTATGCCTGCGATGAATCCAGCCGGATCATTGCGGTAGGGAAGGTGTACGAGGATGGATCGAGGTCGTTGAGGTTGTACCTGTACCTTAGCGAGGAGGATTATGTGCAGTACACGAAAGATAGGTTTGATTTGGATTAAATGAGTATTTAGGCGAATAAGCCGGAAAGAGCAGAATGGAAAGAAAACCTGAGATTTAAGTAAGCAAATGGATGAGAAAGGAGGTGGCACCGATGGATAAAAACATCCTAAACGACTACATAGACGCATGCGCGCTGATCCGGGAAACCGAGCAGCAGATCAGGCGGCTGCAGGCGAAGCAGAGTGAGACAACGCAGGACAGCGTAAGAGGCAGCAACCCGGAATTCCCCTACAATTCGCAGCATTTTAAAATCGAGGGGACAACCTTTTCGATGCGAGACGATGCGCGCCTGGTAGAAAAACAGAAGCTGCTGGCGGACCGCCGGGCGGCTGCCGAAGAGACACGGGTGCAAGTGGAACGCTGGATGGTTACGATCCCGGCGCGGATGCAGCGGATTATCCGGTGGAAGCTCTTTGAAGGGCTGACATGGAATGAGGTGGCTGTGAAGATGGGGCGGAAGGCAACGGGGGATAGTGTAAGATTGGAATTTCAAAGATTTATGGCAGAAAAATAAAGGTTTGTTCACTTTGTTCGCATTGTTCGGTTTTAAAATGTTATAGTATAAACTGACAGTAGTGGATAAGACACTACTCCCCTACACAATACATCCTTGAAAGGCACCAGACTGTGGAAACGCGGTTGGGTGCTTTTTATGATACCATATTTGGTAGTATGGATTTCTGCTGGATTATGGTGTATGATGAAGAAAAATGTATTGTGTGGGAGGAAGAAAAATGGAATTTTTAAAAGATAGTTTAGAATGTATAAAGCTATTTTTTGAGGAGTATGGGAAAACAATAACAGGTATTGTGGGGCTGATCAGCATAGCGGGGGCAATAGCAGGCGGAGGTTTTCACAGGAGAAAAGATCCAGAGAAACCGGAGAAAGAAGAAAAGTGTAACATTACTATACAGAATTCAAAACTTGAAAATTCCCAAGTGGCAGAAACGATTAACAATTACGGATTGTCTCCTGCTGAAGTGAAAGAAGTGGCGAGTGACGTTGTTGTTCAAGAAACTAAAAATAAACCAAATGTGTATGTTCAGGAAGAAGAGCCTGTAGATGCGAAACCGGGAGATATTTGGTATAAAATAGAGGAATAAACATATAGTTCACAGATTTATTAACAAGTATGTTGAAGGAGCAGGATTAATCCCTGCTTCTTTTCTTTTCCAAAAAAACAACAACGGACCCTTAGCTCAGCAGGTCAGAGCGTCCGGCTCATAACCGTATGGCCGCAGGTTCAAATCCTGCAGGGTCCACTGGCCAACGTGCCAACATTGGTTTCTCCTTGATCCTCCTAGCGGAATGCTGTTAAGGGCTGTCAAAAGTCCGGGAGGATTTTATTTGTAAATGAATTGAGAGGTGGTGAGGTGAAAAGTGAGAAAGTAAGAGAACAGGCTTTTCGGGATTATCAGGAAGGAATGAAGTATAAGGAGATCGCTGAAAAGTATGGGGTAAGTCTTTCGACGGTCAAGTCCTGGGCGTCGAGATACTGGAAAAAAGGTTGCAACCTTGAAGAAAAAAAGTTGCAACCAAAAGGGAAAAAGGTTGCAACCAAAGAAAAGAGTAAAAGAGCCGTTGCGGAAGATGTTGGTCAAGTATTGGAAAATGCTGATTTAACAGATAAACAAAGGCTTTTCTGCTTATATTATGTTCGGTGCTTCAACGCGACAAAAGCATATCAGAAAGCATATGGCAGCAGCTATGATGTCGCAAATTCGGAAGGATACCGTCTCCTTGTAAATCCTTGTATCCGGGATGAGATTATGAAGCTGAAACAGAACCGTCTGAACCGCGAGCTTTTGGATGAGCATGATATTTTTCAGAAGTATATTGATATTGCATTTGCGGATATGACGGATTATGTTTCGTTTGGGCGTGAAACCGTTCCAGTAATGGGGGCGTTTGGGCCGATCACGGTGACTGATGAAAAGACGGGAGAAAAAATCCCGCTGACAAAAGAAATAAACGTGGTAAAATTCAGGGAATCAACGGATGTGGATGGGACGCTTATTGCCGAAGTCAAGCAAGGGAAAGATGGTGCAAGTGTGAAACTGATGGACCGGATGAAGGCAATGAATTGGCTGACGGATCATATGGATCTGGCAACGGAAGAGCAGCGCGCCCGGATCGCTGTCCTGAAAGCGAAGACAAATGTCGCAGAAGATGAGGATGCGGCAGCAGACGATGGTTTCCTTGCGGCACTGAATGGAACCGCAGGGGAGGACTGGTCGGATGAGGCAGATTAAGCGTTTTTTCCAATTCAAGCCGTTTTCGCAAAAGCAGCGAAAAATCCTGAATTGGTGGTGCCCGGATTCCCCGGTAAAGGGTTATGACGGGATCATTGCAGATGGCGCAATCAGATCTGGCAAGACAGTGAGCATGTCGCTGTCCTTTGCGATCTGGGCAATGGATACGTTTAACGGACAGAATTTTGCCATGTGTGGCAAGACGATCGGTTCATTCAGACGAAACGTTCTGTTTTGGTTGAAGCTGATGCTGAAAAGCCGCGGGTATCAGGTCTCAGATCACAGGGCGGATAACCTGGTGATTATCAGACGCGGGGCTGTGGAGAACTATTTTTATATTTTCGGCGGCAAGGATGAACGATCACAAGACCTGATTCAGGGCATTACGCTGGCGGGTGTTTTTTTTGACGAAGTGGCGTTAATGCCGGAAAGCTTTGTAAATCAGGCAACCGGACGCTGCTCTGTACAAGGGTCAAAATACTGGTTTAACTGTAACCCAGACGGTCCGTATCACTGGTTTAAAATAAACTGGATCAATAAATCGACCGGATATCTCGGCAGAGAGAAGACAGCGAAGGTCAGGGCGGAATCCGCAGCAAAAGGGCTGGAAGCAGGGCTAAAAAATATCTTGTATGTCCACTTTACGATGGACGACAATTTGAGCCTGTCAGAAGAGATCAAAGCCAGGTACCGCAGTATGTACACCGGCGTGTTTTTCAAACGCTACATTTTAGGCTTGTGGGCAATGGCGGAAGGAATTATCTATGACATGTTTGACGCTGATAAGCATGTACAGAAGATAACAGATTTCTTCCGGTGCCTGAAAGACGGCGGGCGATATGTAAGCTGCGACTATGGTACGCAAAACGCAACTGTTTTTTTACTGTGGAACAAGGGCAACAACGGGAAATGGTACTGTGTTCGGGAATATTATTACTCCGGTCGTGCGAAAGGAAAACAGAAAACAGATGGAGAATATGCAGATGATTTTGAAAAGTGGCTGGATGGCGTCCCGATCAGAGCAGTGATTGTAGACCCGGCAGCCGCTTCTTTTATCGCGGAACTGGGGAAACGTGGATATCGTGTCCTGAAAGCAGACAACGATGTGGAGGATGGCATACGAGAGGTTGCCTCCATGCTCAACATGGGCTTGCTGGTATTTTGCGATACCTGCATCAATACGATAATGGAATTTGGATCCTACATCTGGGATGAAAAAGCAGCACAGCGGGGCGAGGACAGACCGGTAAAAGAAAATGACCACGCGATGGACGCAGTGAGATATTTTGTGTATACAATTCTGAGTAAGCGGACAGGGCGTGTGAAAAACAAAGCAAAACACGGCTTTGATTAAAGCGAGGTGAAAGGGATGTATAAGTTTACAATGCCCGCGGACAAGTGGGATGAAACAGCGCCGGACAAGCAGGCAATCCGGCTGCTGATCATGAAGCATCAGAAGTTTAGGGAGAAGCTCGCAAAAAAGAAAAGGTATTATGAAGGTGAGCATAAGATACTGGATGAAGCGGAGCGCAAAAATAAGCTGGTGTGTAACCATGCAAAGGACATTGCGGACACGGCATCCAGTTATTTTATTGGGAATCCGGTATCCTACAAGAGCAGCGCAGACATCGCTGCACTGACGGAGCCGCTGGAACTTGCCGGGGCAGACGAGGCGGACGGGGATAACGGTCTGGATTTGTCTATTTACGGGCTCGCTTTTGAGTATATTTACGCAAAAGAGGGCGAAACCGATCTGATTATCAAGAATCTGTCCCCGGAAAATACCTTTATGGTATACGACGACAGCATCGAAGAAAATGAGCTGTTTGCGGTGTACTACTCCATTCGTAAGGACGACGGGCACGATACAAAAATTATATATGTCGCCACCGTCGTTACAAAGAATTTCCGGTATGTGCTGGACATCGAGGATATCGAGGGACCACAGGCACTGCTGGAAGAGCCAGAACCACACTACATGGACGAAGTGCCGATTGTTGCATACCAGAACAACAAGCTTGGTATTGGGGACTATGAGCTGCAGATCCCGCTGATCGACGCGTACAACGCTCTGATGTCCGACCGTGTGACGGATAAAGAGCAGTTTGTAGATGCGATCCTTGCCCTATATGGCTTTATGCTGGGGGACGAGAATGGAAAAGATGCAGACGGTAGGACAGCGCCACAACGGTTAAAAGAAGATAGGCTGCTGGAAATGCCTGCAGATGCGAGGGCGGAATACATCACGCGGACGTTTGATGAATCCGGTGTTGAGATCCTGAAAAAGGCAATCGAGCAGGACATCCACAAATTTTCCCATATTCCGTGCATGTCCGATGAATCGTTTGGCGGCAATGTGTCGGGAGTAGCGATGGAGTTTAAACTCCTTGGAATGGAAAACATTACGAAGATTAAAACGAGGTATTACCGCAAGGGGCTGCGCAAGCGGCTCCGTATTTTTGCCAATTTCCTCTCTAAAAAGGGAATTGCGGTAGATATTACAGGTATTACGCCGACCTTTACCCGCGCAATGCCGAAGAACCTGCTGGAAATTAGCCAGATCGTAAGTAACCTGTGGGGTAAGGTAAGCCGGAAAACGTTGCTGTCTCAGGTTCCTTTTGTGAATGATGTGGACGAAGAGCTGGAAGCTGTGGAAAAAGAAGAGCAGGAGAATCTGGAAAAGCAGCAAGCCATGTTCGGGCTCGGCAGCAATACGCCGCCGGACACACCGTCAAAGGATGATGTAGATGAGTGATTACTGGGAACGTCGGAAAGCGCAGCAGATGTTTGAGTATATGGCTGGAGCGGAAGAGCGGGCGGGTAGCATCGCAAAGCTGTATCTGCAGGCATCCCGGTATTTTGCCGGGAAGATGGATACAATCTTTGAACGGTACCGGAAGCAGAACGGTCTAAGCGAAGCGGATGCAAGACGGCTTCTGAACCAGATCAGAACGCCGGGAGATATCGACGAATTAAAACAGCTGTTGAGGCAGGCGACAGAAGACGGGGACAGCGAAAAGCGCAAACAGCTCCTTACGGAGTTGGAAGCCCCGGCATACCGGGCGAGACTGGAACGGCTGCAGCGGATGTATGGCAATCTGGATCAGGTCATGCAGAACATCTATAAACAAGAGCAGATCGAGCACGAAGCGTGGTATTTAGAGCTGGCAGCAGATGCCTATTATCATTCCGTGTACGATCTGCAAAAACAGACCGGTCTTGCCTATTCCTTTGGGTATATCTCCCCGAAGATGATAGAGCGTGTTATTAACAGCCGGTGGAGCGGTGCAAACTACTCCGAGCGAATATGGGGCAACACCCGGAAGCTTGCGGACAACCTGAAACGGGAATTACTGTTAAGCCTGGTAACGGGCAGGACAGACCGGGAGACGGCAGAGGTATTTGCGCAGCGTTTTGCTGTAGGTGCAAGCTATGCAAGGCGACTGATCCGAACAGAATCCTGTTACCTATGTACCCAGATGGACATGCTGAGCTATGAGGATGCAGAGATTGAGTATTACCGGTATCTGGCAACGCTGGACTTGCGGACATCAAAAATCTGCCGAGAGCTGGATGGCAAAGTATTCAGAGTCGAGGATCAGCGGACGGGCGTAAACGCTCCGCCAATGCATCCGTGGTGCAGGTCAACTACTACAGCGGCACTGAGCGACGAAGATTTAGCCCGGCTGACCCGCAGGGCAATCGACCCGGCAACCGGGAAAGAAATCCATGTGCCTGCCGGCATGACATACGATCAATGGTATCAGGCATATGTGATTGGAAATCCGGAAGCGGAGCTGAATGAAAAGAAGATCAGAAACCGATATTCTGATCGAAAGCAGCTCGAACGGTATCGGGAAATCATCGACGACATGCCGAAAAATCTGGAGGATTTCCAGAATTTGAAGTATAATGAACCTGAGAGATGGAAAAAGCTTAAATCTTTAAAGGCTTACCTGAAAAACAATCCGGGGAATACCCGGCAGGATTACGATGTCCAAACAGCACTGAAAGAAGCCGGAATAAAAGGAGCTGCAAAAGTAAACCCTGAAAAGCTCGATGTTTCTGGATATACCTATGATACGGATCACATTAATGCAGAGCGTGCCCACATGGTCAGTCGTGAAGAGGCGGAGCGATTTATAAAGGAATCTGATGTGTCGCTTACCCGATGGAATGGCAGGTTTGTAAATTATTACGGCAAAGACGGGGCAACGTATGTGGATGTAGAAAACAAGAACATCAGGACATCTTTTTCGAGCAGAGAGTTTGATGGAAATACCTTAAAAATCAGGGAGGTTGTAGAAAAGTATGCGGGAAAGAACAGTCATGTGCCCAATCCTGAAAAAGCAGATTGATGATACGGTATGCTATGACATCCATATGAATGTCGAAGGGCTGCTCCCTGACTGGGGAGTGCCAAAGGAAGTTGTATGCGTACCGGAGTACAAATGTATTTGCATGGAATGTAAAAATCACAAGGAATAAATACCACCGGTCTCCCGGTGGTATTTTTATACCAATTTTTAGGAAAGAGAGGCTGAAGAAACATGAAATTCAAAGAAGCGTTTAAAGAAATGAAATCTGGACTCGCGGTAAAATTACCGTCATGGGCTGGATACTGGTGTTGGGATGAAGAAGCTCAGACGATTCTCATGCACACCAAAGATGGCGGCTGTCTGGACATTAGAGAAACACAGAGAGTGGAGTATACGATTCAGAACATTCTTTCCGATGAGTGGATTTATGCTAATGGTCGAAACTGTCCGATTCTTGGCGGAGAAGCAATCTTTTCTTTCGGAGAAGCAATTAAATATCTGAAAAGAGGGTTCAAAGTAGCTCGTAAAGGCTGGAACGGAAAGAAACAGTACATCCAGCTCGCCACAGGGATCTCTTATAAAGCAACAGATGGTGAGATCGTAAACTGCGAACATAATGCCATCGGTAATATGGCTATCGCATTCTGCGGAACATCTGGTGTACAGATGGGGTGGCTTGCATCTCAGGCAGATATGCTGGCAGAAGATTGGATATTTGCAGAATAATTGCGCCGGCGCAACGGAGGAGAGGTGAAGAGAATGAAAGTAAAATGTATCAAGCGCTACAGTGATGTGCTTTTGCGCAGAACGGTAGAGGTTGGCGAGGTGCTGGACGTGACGCAGGAGCGCGCAAACCACTTAGTTTGCGAAAAGGTTGCGCAGATTGTGAAAAAAGAAAAGGAACCGGAATCATGATCTAGAGATACGTGGTTACAAGAGAAGTGGACAGGCTGGCACCGGAGTGGCTGGCTGACCGCTTTTACAATGCCATTAAGGTTTTGTATGGAAAACATGATGGGTATGTGGAAGTGAAAGGGGTGAGGATCGGCGATGAAACGGCACAAATCGGGAACACGATTGTGTTCGATGGCACGAGGTTATCCATAGAAAGGCGGTGATCCTGACATCTCGGAGCTGTCCGTAAAACAGCAGTGATGCGCGCGGCGAAAGCTGGGCGCTGTTTTTGTGCCTTTTCCCCGGCAGGCGTTAAAGAACCGGGGGATCCAATAAACGAATGGTCCGGGCGTGTAAGCGAATAGACTGGGCGGAAAGGATGAGACATGAAGAACAGATTTGCAAAAGCAGTATGCAAATACCCACTGAATATTCAGTTTTTTGCGGAGGGAGACGGTGCTGGTGCCGGAGACGGAAACGGCGGTGGTTCCGGAAGCGGATCGGATGGAAATGGCACAGGCGATGGAGGAAGCGGGAGCAATGGGCAGAGCTTTGACGATTTCCTGAAAAATGGAAATCAGGCAGAGTTTGACCGCAGAGTGAATAAGGCGGTTGAAACAGCAGTCGGAAAAGCCCGTGAGAAATGGGAACTGCTGACGAACGATAAGCTGTCCGAAGCAGAAAAGCTCTCCAAAATGACAAAAGAGGAAAAAGCGCAGTATCTGGCACAGAAGCACGAAAAGGAACTTACAGACCGGGAAGCAAGCATTACCAAACGGGAGCTGATGGCAGAAGCAAAAAATACCCTTACCGAGAAAAAGCTGCCACTCGGTTTGGCAGAAATTTTGAACTATACGGATGCGGAAAGCTGTAAATCCTCTATGGCAGCGGTCGAAAAAGCGTTTCAGGAAGCCGTGGAAGCTGCGGTAGAAGAAAAGCTAAAAGGCGGGAAACCGCCGAAAAAGGCAGGTGATCAGGGCGATGATCTGGCTGCGCAGGTTGAAAAAATTATGATGGGGTACTAACCCGGAAAGGAAAGGAAAATAAAGAATGGCAATTAACACATTAGCGACTGCAACACTGTTCCAGAAGACTCTGGATAAAGCTGCAGTGAGAGATGCTGTAACCGGATGGATGGACGGAAACGCAGGACAGGTTAAGTACAGCGGCGGCGCGGAGATCAAGATTCCGAAGATGTCTGTGCAGGGGCTTGCGGATTACGACAGAGACAACGGCTACCAGAAGGGCGGCGTTACTCTGGAATACGAAACCAGGAAAATGACGCAGGACAGAGGAAGAATGTTCCAGCTTGACCCGATGGATGTCGACGAAAACAATTTTGTGACCACTGCAGCCGCAGTTATGGGGGAATTTCAGAGAACTTTTGTAATTCCGGAAATCGACGCATATCGTATTTCTAAAATTGCAACAGAAACAATTACCGCAAAGAAAGCGGGCATGATCGAATACGGCTATACCCCGGGCGCTGCAAGCACTTCTGCGCTGAGAAAACTGAAAGAGGGCATTAAGGCAGTAAGAGACCTGTATAATGGTCCTTTGGTATGCCACGCAACCCCTGACTTTATTATGGAGCTTGAGTTGGAACTTGCAGGAAAGATTACGTCGGTGACATTTGCTAAGGGCGGCATTGATACGCAGGTACCTTCTGTGGATGGCGTGCCGATCATTTCCACACCATCCAACCGGATGTACAGCGCTATTAAGATTCTGGACGGTAAGACTGTCGGGCAGGAAATTGGCGGTTACAAGAAAGGTGATGCTGCAAAAGACCTGAACTTCTTTATCTGCCCCAGAACTACGCCGATTGCAGTTACCAAACAGGATGTGATGAGAATCTTTGATCCTATGACAAACCAGAAACTGAACGCATGGCAGATGGATTACAGACGATTCCATGACATCTGGGTGCTGGACAACAAACTGGACAGTATCTTCCTGAACATCAAAGACGCGGAGGGCTGATATGCGGCTGATCTTTAAAAATGTGGAGCGGGAAACCGATGATCCTGCAAGAATCCGGAAACTGAAAGCGGAAGGATACGAGGAAATGGACCCTGTACCGCAGGAAGAAAGCGAAGAGCAGACGGAAGCGCTGGAAGAAATGAGTGTTTCCGCGTTGCGTGCGCTGGCAAAAAGGAAAGGGCTGGATGGAACCTCTGGACTGAATAAAGAGGAACTTCTGGCAGTATTAAAGGATGTGATCTGATGGACAACATCGAAAAACTGCAGGTTCTTACCGGAGAAAAGGACGGCGTTATTTTGACCGTACTGCTGGAGGATGCAGAACAGTTTGTCCTGTCCTACACGAACAGAACACGGATGATCCCGCAGCTTGATAATACCGTCCGTGAACTGGCGCTGATTGCATATAACCGGCTCGGGACAGAGGGTGAGAACAGCCGGAGCGCATCCGGCGAATCCTACAGCTTCGATAATGCACCGAAGCAAATATATGACATCCTGAACCGGTACAGGCTGGCAAGAGTAGGAGGACGGGTCTATGAGACTGAGACGGAACAGACTGATTGAATGCAATCACAGGCGTGCGATTCCGGTAAAAGATAAGGAGGGCGTGACCACGATCGAATATGGTACGCCGTCTTCTTTTTTTGCGGAAATGTGGGCAGGTGGCGGAAAGCTGCAGGCGGAACGTTACGGAATCCGTTTGCCGAATATCCGGAATTTACGCCTTGATGGAGACTATCGGGAGATTATGGAGAACGGAGAAGTACGGTACGAGTTTGATGACGGCTTCTCCGTGTCCGTGAACGACGGTATCTGTATTTATTCCGCGCCGGATCAGGAACCGGATTATAAAGTGGTGGCGGTTTATCCTTATGGACATCTTGTGTTGGAGGTGGAACGCAGATTTGAAGGTGGAATTTGAGGATCTGAGCAGGCAGATGTCTGAGTTATCCAGGCTTCCAGCCGGGTTGCGTGGAAGCATCGGTAGACAGATTGCACTTGTGCAGGCTTCAGCAAAAGAGGAAGCACCGGTAAGGCGTTTTGGAAGCGGCGGCGGTGAGTTGCGGCAGAGCATCATGACACAAATGGAAACATACTCTGATCGGATGGTTGCGATCTGCTACACCAACAAAGAGTATGCGCCATATGTGGAGTTTGGTACGGGTCCAAACGGAGAAGCCCACCACGCCGGAATATCTCCGGATGTGCATCCGGTGTACAAACAGCGCGGTTGGGTGATACCGGCGGATGCAATGTCTGTGGAAGCGGCGCAGTCCTATGGCTTTGGAATTGCCAGAGACGGCGACAAGGTAATCGGATATTACACCAGAGGGCAGGCAGCGCGCCCGTTTATGTACCCGGCGTTGAAAAACAACGAGGGCGAGATTATCCGGCGCTTGTCCGCCGATCTGAGAAAAGAGGTAAGGAAACTGTGAAAAATGTAAAAGACGAAGTGTTTGCGGCGCTGCAGGCGGTGTGCGACAACGTGTCAGATGTATACCCGACATCTTGGGTGGATCTTCCGGCGATCCAGTACACCGAAGAGGAAAACAGGGTGTATGAGCGTACCGCAAACAAGGAAGATAAAGCATCTGTTCGTTACCGGATTGATATCTGGAATAGCGGGAGCACATCGGGAATGGCGCAGGCTGTAGATGCTGCCATTGCCGCGCTTGGGCTGGTGCGAACCGGCTGCAGCGATGTCCCGGATCCATCCGGCATGCGACATAAACAGATGCGTTATGAAGGTATCATTGACATGGATTCCGATATTGTGTATTGGAACGGTAACAATTATTAAAGGAGGAATGTGAAATGCTGGCAAATGGAGCAGCTTTAGGCTACAAAGAAACCAAAGAGGGAGCAAGCTATACAGACCTTGCAGGATTAAAGGAAATCCCTGAAATTGGTTCTGATCCTGAAAAAGTAGAAAACACTACCTTAAAGGACAAGGTAAAACAGTATGAAATGGGCATCGGTGATCCGGGCGATATGGTCTATAAGTTCAAGTACGACAACAGCTCGGCGGAAAGCTCTTACCGCAAATTCCGCGAAATGGAAGCATCGAAGAAAACCTATTATTTTGAGGAAACTGATCCGGATGGAACGAAAATCGAGTTTGCGGCACAGCCCTCTGTGAAAAGAACAGGCGGCGGCGTCAACGGCGTTATTGAGTTTGATGTAACGATGGCACTGCAGAGCGAACTTACATTCACCGATCCGGCGTAAAGGAGGGCAACATAAATGGACTTTTTTGGAAATACAACACCTGGTTCGCAGATGCCTATGCAGAATGAAACTTATCAGCCTGCAGAAAATGCTGCGGTGCAGGAAGAAAAGAAAGCGCCGCAGAGAAATCCTTTTGCAATCTGGGAGGTCGGTGGAGAGACTTACAGGTTAAAGCTGCAGACTGCAGGTGTCAAAGAGCTGGAAGCGAAATATAAAGGCTCCATCATGGAGCTGATGTCGTTCAAGGGTGGGATGCCACCGCTGACCGTTATGTTGGATGTTGCACACACGGCGATGAAGCCGTGGACGCATAAGGTATCTGCAAAGGATATGGAGTCCCTGTATGACAAATACGAGCAGGAAGGCGGCGACCTGCTGAGCTTCTTTACCAACGTATACCTGGAAGTATTCCTGGTGAGCGGTTTTTTATCGAAATCGGTGGCTGCGGAAATGTCCGAGTCACTGGCGGAAATGCGCAAAGAACTGTAAGCAAATTACTGGATGAGCTGTATCCGAAGTTTCTGGACATGGGATATAGCTCATCTTTTTTCTGGGAATGCAGCCTTGCGGAAGTGATTGATCTGATCGAATCGTATCGCAGGCGTGAGGAACGGCGGCAGAAGGAAAAAAGTGAAGCATTTAAGGCGCGGGCTTTGAATCTGCAGGTATTGGCTCTGCAAATCCGGGATGCAGTGTGGGGAGAAAAGGACAGTGATTTCCGCACCGTACAACATTTTTACCCGTCGCTATTCCCGGCGACAGAAGAAAAAGCAGATCGAAAACTGATAGAGAGAAATGAAAAAATGCGCAGATGGGCGGCGGAGCATAACCGACGTTGGCAGCAGGCGCACAGCGGAAAGGAGGAAAGCTGATGTCAGGGACGACACTGGAACGCCTGCAGGTTATTATCGAGGCGAGTGCAACCAAATACAAAAAAGAAATGGATGCAGTTGCGCAGAAAACCCAGAAAGCAGAAGCGATCGTTGACCGCTGTATGTCCCGCGTGAACAGCATCGTCGGGAAGGCGAACACGGGGAACGCTGGGAAGACAGTAGACAACCTTACCGCGAAGTTAAAGCGGCAGCAGGAAGCGATCGACCAGCAGGGCTTTAAAATCGACAACCTGCGGCGGAAGCTGCTTGATTTACAGTCTGGAAACGCCAGAAATGCAACCATTGCAAATCTGGAAGCGCAGTTGAAGGCGGCAGAAAAAGAGTTTGCAGCGGTAGACAAACAGATGCAGCCGCTACTGGATAAGCTCTCTGATTTACGAGATCAGGAGGCTATGGGGCTTACCCCATATGGATTACAGGAAGTCGAAAAACAAATTGACGCCCTGAATCCGAAATACGATGAACTGGAAGATAAGGTACTGTCTTTACAGAATCGTCTCGAAACTGCCCGGATGAACCCGGAAAGCACCGCAGAAGTGCAAAAACTTAACGGGGAATTGCAGCTTGCCAACGAGAAGTTGGAACGACTGACCGGCGAGGCAGCACAAACGCAGGCACAGCTGGATGCTGCCGGAAAAGCGACTGAAAAAGGCAACGGCTTCGAAAAATGGCGGAACGGGTTGCAGAAAGTATCTGGGTTGTTGTCCAGAGTGGATGCAAAAATCAGCGGAATTATCGGCGGATTTACCAAGACCAAACGCCGGATTGATAGCTGCAGTGCAAGTACGGGAAACTTATCCAGGCATGTGAGCAGGATTACGAATCTACTTCGGTTTTCCATCCTGTCGCGGGCATTTTCTGGCGTGTTTAGCGGATTGGGAAGTGGATTTCAAAATCTTGCACAGTACAGCGACGAAGCCAACGTGGCGTTATCCGGTTTGTGGTCTGCATTGGGGCAGTTGCAAAATGCGGTCGCAGCGGCAGCAGCACCTTTGCTGGAGGCGCTTGCCCCGGCTCTGATTAAGATCATCGAACTTGCAACGATGGCGGTAACGGCGATTGGACAGCTGTTCGCAGCACTGACCGGAAAAGGCACTGTCATAAAGGCAACGAATGCCTATAAAGACTATGCGGCGAGCCTGAAAAAGACGGGTGCAGCTGCGAAAGATGCCACACTCGGAATCGACGAGCTGAATGTGATCCAGAAGCAATCTGGTTCTGGAGCATCCGGCGGGCTGAATCCGGGCGACATGTTCGAAGAAGTTCCAATCGAAAACAAGTACAAAGACCTGGCGGGCAAGATCAAAGATTTCTTTTCGAAATTATTTGCACCTCTGAAAGAAGCATGGAACCGGGAAGGTCAGTTCGTAATGGATTCCTGGAAGTATGCGTTGGATGAGGTCAAAAAGCTGGTGCAGGACATCGGACGTGATTTTCTGACGATGTGGAACCAGGAAGCCACAATCGCCATGTTTGCGGATATCCTGCATATTATCGGGGATATCGGTCTGGTGGTCGGAAATCTGGCGAAGAATTTCCGCGAAGCGTGGAACGCAAACGACGCAGGACTGAGAACGCTGGAAAACATCCGCGATATTTTTGCGGTAATTATTTACAATATCCGGCAGGCTGCAGACGCTACCGTGGAATGGTCGGCAGGTTTGAACTTTAAGCCATTGATGGAGATGATCGCACAGTACACAAAGTCTTTGATTCCCGTGTTTGGCGCATTGTCCGGTGTGATATCGGATTTCTATGTGCAGGTGCTTTTGCCGCTGGGGGAATGGACGATTGAAAAAGGGCTGCCTGATCTTCTTCGAATCCTGAAAGAATTTAACGATAAAGTAAACTGGGCGCAAATCCGGCAAAATTTATCTGATTTCTGGGATCGACTGGGACCATTTGCAGAAACAGTTGGCGAAGGACTGCTGATCTTTCTGGAAAAGCTGTCCAACCTGACAGCGAATTTTCTGAATAGCGAAACACTGAACAATTTTCTGGACCATCTGGCGGACTGGATGGATAAAATCCAGCCGGAAGACGTTGCGAGAGGAATCGAAAATCTTGCGAAAGCATTTATTGCATTTAAGGCATCTGTGCTTGCTTTTAAGGTAGGTTCTGCTGCGTACAATGCAATCAAATTCTTACAGGAAACCTTGCCTGTGCTAAAAGGGCTCGGTTGGATTACGCTGGGCATTACCGTAACCATGATCGGTGTGGAAGCATACGAGAACTGGAAAAAAGATATTGAGTACATTCAAGAAAACGGCTGGAAAGCATTCCATTCAAAGAATCGGCAGGAACGTGCAAACAGTCCTTGGGCGATTTACGGGCATGACTCGACCGGAGTTGGAAACATTCAGGGCGAGAACGGCGCTTATAATCCGTATGAAAATGCTGATTTTAGCTGGGTCGAAGAGTGGAAAAATAAGTTTCTGGAATGGCAGGCGAACAACCGCGCAAGCCGGGAAGCGGATCAGGCAGAGTGGGATCAATGGTTTAATGATCTTGGCGATAAATTCTCGAACTGGTATGAAAACGAAGTTGCACCGTGGTTCACAGAAGAAAAGTGGACAGAGCTTTTTACAAATGTGAAGACCAGTTTTGAAACCAAATGGGCTGAAATTGTGGACTGGTGGCAAAACACAGCAATTTATACATGGTGGGAAGAAAACGTAACACCGTGGTTCTCCGAAGAAAAATGGTCGGAATTGTTGGAAAACATCAGAATAAGTTTTGAGACCAAATGGGATGAACTTGTAGACTGGTGGTCGAACACCGCTATCGTTACATGGTGGGACGAACATGTAAAACCTTGGTTTGACACTGAAAAATGGAAGATGATGCTGGAAAACATAAAAACGTCTTTCAAAAAGAAGTGGGATGAAACAGTTCTGCAGTGGAAAACGGACATCCAGAAATGGTGGGACGAGCATGTTGCACCGTGGTTTACAAAAGAACGTTGGCAAAAGCTCGGGGAAAACCTGAAAAATGGAATTTACGAGGGCTTTAAAGGACTTGCAAACAAGGTAGTTGATGTACTGAACAATGTAATTTCATCGCTGGAAAGTATGCTAAATACTGCGCTGGATGGCATCAATGCTTTACTGGCTAAGTTAAATGAATCTCCGCTTGGAAAGATGCTTGACTTTGATTTTCAGGTAAGAAATGTTGCCTTTGGTCGCATTCCTAGATTTGAAGATGGCGGTTTTCCGGATCGAGGCAGCCTGTTTATTGCAAACGAATCGGGACCCGAAATGGTTGGGCGCATCGGAAGAAGACCGGCGGTCGCAAACAGCGATCAAATTGTCGATGGTATTACGGCGGGCGTTGCAAACGGTAACGAAGTATTGGCAGAACTGCTGGTGCGGGTGATCGAACTGCTGGAAAAGATCAACGATCGGGATCCTGAAATCGTCTTTGATACCGCAGAGGGCATTAAAGCCATGCGGGAAAGAGAAGCAAGAAACGGGGTTGTATTCACATAACGGGGCGCGAAAGCGTCCCGCTTTTTGAAAGTAGGTGAGTAATTTGTGGCATACATCTATGTAGACGGAGAGGAATTTCCTTATCCGGAAAGAGGACTGAACATAATTGTCACAACTCCTGTAAACTCTGCCAGGGACACAAAGGCGGAGGTTGTCGGGCAGCGAATCAGCCGAGATCAGTATAAAATCAACAATTTGAAGTGGCCTATGCTGTCGGCAGAACAGTGGTCGTTTATCTTAAAAAAGTTCCGCGAAGGCTTTGGCGTGCCGGTAACCTTTCCGGATCCCATCACACAGGACTGGATAACCTTAAAGATGTATCCGGGGGATCGCAGCGCGGAGCCGTACTGGATCGATGATGAGGACAAGCCGACACGATACCGGAACTGCAAAGTAAACATTATTGATTGCGGGGTATGAGGAATGCAGCATGTATCAAAAGAATATAAGACCTCCATGAAACAGATATGGCGGAATATAGGTTATATAAAAGTATATCTCGGGATCATAAACGCAGATGCGCAAAAGCTTGTATCTGCACAGGATGAGAGAAACGCTTTCGCATACTTTGCAGATGCGAATAAACCCTTCGATTCCTACCCGGTAGACCATATCTACGCAACCGCGGAGCAGGATTTTGCAAAGACAGACGGCAGCATGTACTTTCTGCCGGAATCACCGACCGTTGATTTTTTTAATCAGGGCATCGTGACGCAGGATTTATCCGGGACCTTATATGTAGTGTTTGAGCATGAGGGACTGGATATTAAAGGGCTTACGATAGACTTCGGAGAATGCTATCCGGTTGATTTTACAGTTACGAACGATCATGGAACGCATGCGTACACTGGAAACGAGAAAAGTCGATGGGTAACCGAAGATGTATTTTACGGGACGACGTATCTGATCATTACGCCTACCAAAATGGTCAACGGCGCTGGGCGGCTGCGTGTAAAAGAATTTATCTGCGGGATTGCGAATGTGTATACGGACAAGGAAGTGCAAGCGTTTACTTATAAGGACGTTGTATCCCCGATTTCGGAAAAACTTCCGTCGCAGGACATGACTGTGACGATCGGGAATCTGGATCGTTATTACAACGCGGACAACCCAGAAAGTGCTGTGCGGTTTCTGGAAACCGGGCAGGAGATTCGGGCGTATTTTGGATATGATGTAAATAACGACGGCAAAATCGAATGGCTCGACCCGTTTAACGGATACCTTAAAAAATGGTCGGCGGACGATCAAAAGGCAAAGTTCACGGCGACAGACCGATTTGACAATATGACCGGGAAATATCACAAGGGCACTTATCACCCGGACGGGATTAGCCTGTACGCGCTGGCAGAGGAGGTGCTCACGGATGCAGAAGTAGACCCGCGAGAATATTTTATCGACCCGTACCTGAAAAAGGTAGCGGTACAAAATCCAATCCCAATTGTAAAACATACAGAAGCACTGCAGATGATCGCAAATGCGGGACGCTGCATTATGACGCAAGACCGGAGGAAAAAAATAACCCTCCGGTCTTCCTTTTTGCCTGATATGAATGCAAATTCAGAAGATCAAACGGCATTCAGCCGGGTGGAGAATATCCTCACGGATGATCCTGTAGACGCGTATGCAATGGGAAGCAGAGACTTTTCTGCGACGGACGGCAGCATGTACTTTCTGCCGGAGAATGCAGAATATCTTTCGATCGGGTATGTGAGCGATTCTGTAGCTGGTGCAGACGGAACTTTTTACCCACCGCCGAAAATAGATGTTGTGCTGGAAGCCGGGTATACCTGCTATGGCCTGCGGCTGGATTTTCGGTCAGTCGCACCACAGGAGCTTGTTGTGCGAACCTTTTACAACGGCGAAGCGGTAGATGTTTATACCGTGGTAACCCCCGACCTGGATGCAGTGCTGGACGAAGAGCTGCAGCTTTTTGACCGGATGGAAATTACTTTTACGAAGTCTATTCCGGGCAGCCGTGTGACGCTGGACAAGCTGCAGCTTGGAAACGTTACGGATTATGTTCTGGATGACCGGGAGCTACTGGGAAATACGCCGATTGGGACGGTGGACACCAGATTAAAAGCGTTGACCATAAAGAAATGGGTTTACGCAGAGACGGAGACAGTGGAAGACCTGAGCAGCGGGGACATCATCGTGGACACGGACGGGCAGGAGCTGGAAATCACCATGAATGATCCGGCATACGGTTATGCGGTTGAACTGGATCAGGAGGGAATAAACTGCGAAATTGCAGAAAGCTACAGTTATTATGTAAAGCTGCGGTTTTCCGGCTTGAGCCAGTCTACGACCGTGAAATACACCCTGAAAGGGCATAAATACACGGTCTATGAAGGAAATTACAGGGCGCAGCACGATACGATTGGGGCAGAAAAAGAATGGAAAAACCAGCTTGTGAGCACCGACCAGCACGCTGCTGATCTGGAAGAGTGGATCGCGGGATATTACCGGAACAACCTTCAGTATGAATTTAAGTACCGTGGTGACCCGCGTGTAGACGCAAACGATCTGTTTTATCTGCAGCGAGAGAATCTGGATACTGCGCTGATCCGCGCACATGAAGTACAGCTTACTTATAAAGGAAGCTGGGAAGGGAAAATGAAAGCCAGGAGGAACAAATGGGCTGGATAGAACCGAAAACGGACTGGGACCCGACAAAAGACAGACTGAACCCGGAATCCTACAATCGTATCCGGAACAATCTGGCAGTGCTGGGAGATCTGGTTAATGAGATTTACGCCCCGCTTACGCTGGAAAGCATGGGCGAAGAAAAGAACTATTCCAGTTGGTATTATGCACGAGAGTTCAATACGTTTGAACGAAACCTCGATGCGATAAACCAGACATCCTATAGCAAGGTTATAGGGACAACAAAAACATTTTTTGACAATGGACCATTTATCGACAGCAGCGAACTGAACAGAATCGAATCTGCAACGTTGCGGCTATATGAAATTGGTCAGAACCATAAAAAAACATTACCGCGCCTGAGCATACGCTTGGGCGGCTTGAAAGGAGTAAAATAAATGGGAGTAAAACAGGTAAAAGCCGTAATTAACGGCGTAACAACAATCCTTACGCTGAACAGTTCGACAGGAAAGTATGAGGCGACGATCACAGCCCCGGCGAAATCCAGTTATAAGCAGACAGGACATTATTATCCGGTGTCTGTAACCGCGGAGGACTTGGCTGGAAATACAACCACGGTGAATGATAAACACAGTACGCTTGGATCAAATCTGCGCCTGACCGTAAAAGAAAAGGTTGCGCCGATCATTGCGATTACATCACCTACATCCGGTGAGCTTACTGCAAACAACAAGCCCACAATTACGTTTAACGTAACAGATGAAGATTCCGGTGTAGCAGCAAGCACTGTGAAACTGTACATCGACGACAAGGAAGTTACGGGACTTACCAATTCGGCAATCACAAACGGTTACACCTTTACTTATACTGTTGCAACAGCCCTTGTCGATGGAGCACATACCGTAAAAGTAACCGCATCCGATAATGACGGCAACGCAGCAGGTGCAAAGACCCTGACCTTTAACGTGCTGGCTACAGCTCCGAACCTTGCGATCACCAGCCCTGCAGAAGGTGCTTACTTCAAGGCGAAGACAGTAAGCTTTGCAGGTACCACAAACGGCGCGAAGCTGACCGTAAAGGTGGGCAACGGAACCGCACAGAATGTAACAATTACGGACGGCAAGTTCTCCGGAACTTTCGATCTGGCAGCAGAAGGCAAGAATGTTGTTACGTTTGTTTCCACAAGCGCATCCGGCGTTACCACAACGGTTACCAGAAATCTGTATCTGGATACTGTCGCACCTGCTATTTCTGCAGTTACCATCACCCCGAACCCTGTGGATGCAGGCAAGACCTATATCATTTCCGTATCCGTAACAGACTGAGGAAAATGATATGGTCGTAAAGCTGACAGGAAAAGTAAACAGCGAGACCATCATTTTTGAACGCAAAGCGGGAGGATTGTGGGTAACTGCAATCCCCCGCGTAAAAAGCGGTGCCTACGTTGTGGAGCTGACAGCAGTTGATGAAGCGGGAAATGAGACGTTTTGTACAAAATACATCCTGACAGTTGACCTCGGTGCGCTTACGGTAAAACTGGAACCGTTCCCGTACAGCGTGCAGCTGTTGCAAAGTAGTTTTCGGGAGGGCATGCGCATGACGGCGACATTTGATTATGGAGAAAGCAAGCATATCCGGCTGCTTGTAGTCTCGCGAAAAAAGGAAGATTTTGACATATCGAGCGCGTCGTATGTCCTTACGAAGGATGGCGCAAACGATCCGGAAGACAGCGGCAATGTGGTTATTGATGAACATGTTTTAGATGCACTTATAGCGCCAATGCAAAAAGGACGGTATAAGCTGACTATTACATATCACATTACAAATGAGACATTTGTTGAGGAAGTGCATATTGCTGTATTGTAAGGAGGTGTGTCTGTGGGAATTGCAATCACAAAAGTTACTGTGTCAAAAAATCCCGTTGGCACATCGGAAAAGTTCCTGATCACGGTGACCGTGAAAGAACTTACCAGCGAGCCGACGATGTACCGGCTCCCTTACACGTTAGGAAAGGAAAAAGGAGGGCTGAAATAAAATGGCAAAACAGGTACTGCCTACGAACTTTATGGATGATATTCTGAATGAATCCATGAACGGGAAAAGAAGATGGACCATTACACAGAACAATGATGGTACATACACATTAGAGGATGCGACCACCTACGACCAGCTTGGAAATACTTTCGGGCAGGCACAGGTGAACGCGATGAATAAAGCGATCAACGAGAGCGTCGATCAAGCGCGGGTGATTGATGATTACAAAACGCTGGCGGCAGTAAACCAGAACGGTTTCGTGCCAGGCGCGAAACCAGTTGCTCAGCTAATTAGTGATTTGAAAGTTGTAAAAGAGCATTCTGTCTGGGAACAGATCGGCACATTGTCTGGAACTGCGCAGAAAATTTTTGACTTTTCGCAGTGTGAAGAAATTTGCCTTGTTACAACATGCGCTGGAAATGCAAAATTGGTTTATACGGCTAAAATACCAGTAGTTGTATTGAGTGAAGACAAAATACATGTGTGCAACGGCGGATATACATCTGGATCTGGAGCGGAGTGCGAATGGGAAATCTCAAAAACATCTTGCCGGTTGCTGGCTTGTTATGTTGGAGGGACAAATTACACCGTATCTGCAACGACAATATATGCCAGATAAGCACATATTTTGACTTATTCATTGCATAAGTTAAATTTACATCCGCCAAACCCGCTATTATTGTTTTCGGACTGCTTGGTGTGAATTAAGACATATTTAACATTTGTTATATCAAACACAGTATCGTTTCTATTGCCGATTTGATATTTTGTGTCCAGTTCATTCCCCCAGTTATTAACATCGAAATTCGGAGAATTATATACCCACCAATAGTTTGCATTACAATCCGTTACTTTTAGACGATTATAACCCGGATTTTCAAATACAAGATTAGTACTCGTATAGTAATTCACTTTCGGCATTTGAGAAAATTTCATGTTTAATAACGGGGCACTAAAAGGGAATACTGTATCCGCACCAGCCTTTGTCTTATATCCCGTTATTTTACCCGTACTTTTATCAATTACAAATTCCGGGACAGCGCTTAAATCACTACTTAATGAAGTAACCCGTAAACGAACCCAGTAGGGTTCTTTTTGCTATGAAAGGAAAATGATATGGCATATATTAAATTCCGAAATTCAAAAGACTTTGTAAAATGCCTCATTGAACCGAAAGGAAATATTGTTTCGCTTGCCTTTCCTCTTGGCGAAGCTATATCCACAAATACAAGCGGCTTTGACACTTATCTGGATGACAAAGGGGAATTACTTATCGGAGAATATGGCGCATATACTACGGTATATCGAAATTGTCCGGAAAAAAACGGCTATGAACTGTCGAACGATGGAAGCGTGTACACAGAACCGGAAAAGACAATATCTTTCCGGGCAGAAGTAGGCGGAAGCTTGGACGGCAAGGCAGATCAGGCGGTTCAAGATTATGCGGACTTGGATATACCTGTACCGAAGCCGGAACAGAATTATGTGTTTTCTGGATGGGTTCCGGAAATCCCGAAATCCGGAGCAGTAAAGGAGAGCGCTGTGTATCATGCGATCTTTGAATATGTACCAACATTAGAGGACGTGCAAGAGGCGAAAGTAACAGAAATGAATGCACTGCAGCAGAGCGTTATTGCAAGCGGGCTGGATGTTACTCTGAGCGACGGAACAACTGAACACTTTACTCTTACCGGGCAGGATCAGACTAGCTTGATGGGGCTGCAGACGCAGGTTGCATCTGGCGTAGAAAATATTCCTTGGCATACCAGCGACGAAACGGAGCACTGTAAATTTTACAGCAATGCGGATATGCTTCTGATTGTAACCGCAGCTATGGAATTTGTGACATGGCATGTGACTTATTTCCGCGATCTCAGAATTTACATTCGCAGCATCGAAGATAAAGTTGCTGTGGCGGCGATCCAGTACGGCACTGACATTCCGGAGCAGTACCAGAGTGCGCCGCTGAAAGCGATGCTTGCGGCGCAGAATAC